TACTTTTTTAATAATATCTTTATAGTATTCTTCAAAAAGATGTCCTCGTGGGGTTATTGGGTAATTGGTTGGCAACCATATTGTTTCTAAGTTTTTCGGGCCAAATGTAGATGTTGGTAGTGAAAAATCCGAATATGATGTACCTTGAAAATATATTTTGGATACATCATATATGTTATTTTCTCCAAAATTTAGTAAAAATTCAGGTTTATCTTTCGTAAAGACATAATCGGGTGATTCGTTATATTTTAAATCTTGAATATCTTTTATTAACCCTAAATTATAATTACTTTTTACTCTAACTTTTAGTTCCGTTCTATCGGATGATATTTCTTCAATTTTTAAATCAGTTACACTATTACTACTACCATCAAACGCACCGGCAAAATTATAAATTGGATTATATACAATAGTATAAAAACCACTATTAAAGTCATTATTATCTAAATCTGCTTCTGGAGATACTGCTAAAAAATACTGATTTGATGCTTGATTTCCTTTATCATCTACATAATATTGTTTAACATTTAATGGATTGTTATATAATGAACGTAATAATTCATTTTCTTGATTATAGATATGAAATTCAAAGCTACCACCAACACTGGTAGGAAAACCAAAATTACCAGATGGAAATGATAAAACACCATCCAATGGTTTTAGTGTAAAATCACCAGAAGATATACTATCGGCTTCCTCAAAAGTTTCACCAATTGTTGTAGGTAAATCTTCAGTTTCACCAAGTATTTCTTCTATGTTTATAAATCTATTTAATGACATGTTGTTTTGTATATATTTAAAGTAATAATATTTTTTACTAAGTAGTCTGTCTCACCCAACGCATTAAACCTAAATCCCAAATCCATTGTAATCCGGTCGAATCGGTTCTAAGTTCTGATTGATATTGACCAGCAACCCCAAAAGGGTAAAAAATCATACTACCACCAAATGTATCCGATGAACCATCACCGGATGATCCACCAATAAAAGAACCTGTATTATTTGATGGTGGGTTTGTAATGTTAGAATTGTTATTAACCGAACCATTTAATGTTCCAACACCACCACCTGCGCTAGTTAGCATACCAACACTAGCACCTGCGCTAGTTAGCATACCAACACTAGCACCTGCGCTAGTTGTGGTTGTACCACCAACACTACCAACACCACCAACAACTTCATCGGGTATATTTTCCGTTAGATTCGGGTTTAATTCCGATATTAAAAACGCCGGGTCAGTTTCATTAAGATTAATTTGTTTCCCCGTGCTCTTATCTATAAATGTATAGGAGTTTGCTACTTTTATTTCTTCAAATTCTATATCAGTTATTCTATCATCATACACCTCATTAAAAGTTGATTTTGATGTTTGTGCGGTGTTTTGATTAAACTTTCTTACAGATCTTTCTAATCCAATATAACTGTAATCATCTCCCAAATCATCCAATTGGGTGGAAATAATAATACCTTGTGAATTTCTTTTTATATCTCTAATCATTATCTAATTAATTTAAAGTAATATTCATTATCATAATATTTTTCAAGCCCATCAGAATCAACTCTGAATACAAATCTATAGTACCTTTCAGGTTGTAGTGTATTAAACCACATATCAAAATAGTTTCCATTTGAATCACATTCTATCTTTGTATAAGTAGTGTTAAATGGTATAATTTCTAAATTAGTTTCAACATCCCTAACCGACCAATATGATGATGTAGGTAAGTATTTTATGGTTGATAACGCCCCACTATTACTAAATGTTCTTTGTGGATATCGTTCCCTACCATAGACTCTAACTCTGTCTTTTGAATTTTGTTTGTATTCCGATTTAAGATTTTTGGTGTATATTGTAATATTTTCGGCCGTTAGAGCTGATAACGAACCCGTCTGAAATTGCGAATCATCCCATCTAATCTCAAGTGTTGGCACATAGATTGTATGAGTTTCTGTTGAAAAATATTTTGAAACTCCGAATTTAACCGAAGATGTTTCATCGGTATTAGACCTTTTAATGATAAATCCGTTATTTGTTCTGTTACCACTAAAAATATCATTTACATATTGAGTTACTTCAATGTTTATATCAGAAACATTTCTACTGAAAGATTGTGAATAGGATACACCACTAATAGATGATGTAAACCAAGTTCCACCACCCTGATTAACTGCCCAATATGAGCCTGAGTTTATAGGTGATGCTACACTCCAACTTACATTTGTACTTCTATAAACCCAATTTGAATCATTTTCATTGTGAGGTGTATTCAATAAAGAACCAACCCCCTCAGCCCAACTTTGTGATATTGGATAAATATAGAGGTTGTATTCGGATGGAATTTCCCTTTCATCCGATGAAATAAGATTTAAATAGTATTTTACACTTCCCGATATTGTTCCAGCCGCAACCGATTGAGATATTTCAGATAAATCAAACTGAATTAATATTCTGCTATTACCAATCAATGTAGTATCATCGGTATCAAAAAACTTACCTACCTCCAATACCGCATCTTTTCCAACATTTTGTAATTTTCTTGTTGAATCTTCATATATTGTAGTATCTTTTTGAGGATATATTCTATAAATCATTTATTTCTCCTAAAATAACGGAACAACCCTACCTCTAATATCTAAATCAGGAAACTTAACCTCAAAAATAGATGGGTCTTTTGCTGGATAGATAATACCATTTCTAGTGGCTTTTTTAATATCATATAAATGTTCTGAATAAAGACCATCGTATTTATTAGTTATTTGTAACCCACCATTTCCACCCAAATCAGGTCTTATAACTGTCTGAACACCACTTACTCTATCCAACAAAACATATACATCTGATAGTAATATGGGTTTATTTATTTGACTGTTTTGTTTACTAAAATATATTTTTAATTGATTAATACAATTTAATAAAACTTCATTTGAATTATAGTTTGGTAATACAACTATTTCAAAATCAATACCAATGTTTATAATATATGCATCTTTAATATTTACCGCATCAGTCAGCATTCTATAATACGATATATAATTTTTAAGGTTTTGTTTGGTTGCCGGGTTTAGTTGTGTTATATTACCATTACCATCATAACCAAGAACATATAAGTTTAATGCGAGTGGATTTGGGACTTGTAAACTTCCAACCGATGCAACTCCACTAACTGTTCTATTAAAAGATTTTACTTGATAATCAGGCGCTATATATGCTTTTGCTACTGCACCAAATTGTGGTGGCATGGCATACGCTCTTACAACATAATCTTCGGCGGTAACATTTCGATTTTGTGCTGCAAAAAATGCTATGGTATTATTTCTAATATCATCAACATCTTCTTCAAATTTACCACCAGATGCTGCTTCATTATTTGTAACTGCAACTGAGTTTTTAACTTGATTAAATAAGTTTACATTTCCAGGTATTACCTCATTATCAAATTGTAAGTTTATAATATTTGTTAAATCTTTTGATGCAACATTATCTAAAACACCTTGACCAACCCTATATATTACAGTTAATGTGGTATTAGCAGGAGCGGCTCCATATGTTTTTGTATATAAAAAGTTTGATGGATCTATATTTTGGGATAAATCCCCACTAGCTTTATATAGATTAGAACCAACATTATCTGGATTTGGTAACAACTCTTCATCGGCTGATGTGGATATACCTGCGCCAAATTGTATTATTAAAGAATTATCTTTATCAAATTTTGAGGTATATCTTTTAGGTACTTTTTTTAATCTTAAAAGGTATGGTGTTTCAGAACCATATTGATTTAAGTTAAGTGTGTAATCAGATGTATTTGGTATTTGTTCAAAAACAGTATCTTGTGCTAAGTAATCTACTTTTGTCCACACATCTCCATCAGAATCGATAATTTTTACAACATCAATAATACCAACATCACTAATTTTGATTTTATCATATGGTTTTGGTGAACCAAATGTAAATTCTAATATCTTTTCGTCACCACTAATTGCACTAATAGTTTTTTTGAAAAGATAAAATTCAGGTTCTTCTGGGTTTGAGTTTTTTGTTTTATATACAGTAATTTCTGTTGGATCAAAGGATGATGAATATGCAAAATCAACTTTTCTCACTGTAGAAAATACCACATTTGGGTTTTGTGTTGATGATACCTGCATACCCTCTTTAATTTTTAGAGCGTAATCCAAGTCGGGTCTAACATTATTGCCAGTACCAGTAGATGGTATTAATTGATAAACTGTTAGGTTTGTTGTGGCGGGTGAATAGATTTTTGGTTTATACCCAAACGATTGTGCTAAATTAAGTATGCTTGAATATTGTCTTGCTTCTGTAAGAATAGATTCTCTTGATTGTACATCAGTATAATATGATAAAACATCCCCAACATATGATGCCATTTCTATAAACATCGTACCTGGTGATGATTCATTAAAATCATTATAGGTATTTGGGTAATATTGTTTAGCAAAATCTATTAAATTTTTCTTAAACGCAGAAAAATCTCTACCTACTAAACTAACTTGTTTTTTTGAATCATTTAACATTTATTACTCCTAAACAACTGATAATCCACCCTGATTATCAACTTCTAAAATTATACTTTGATTGGCTCCTTGAGTACCAACTCTAAACTTAATATCTATTGTTACTTTATTGTAATCGGGCTGAGTATTGACATTAACACCATCTAACAAAATGTATGGTAGCCAAAATTTGATATCGTTTGTCAAAGATTCCTCTAATAATGAATCTAAATCAGATTGAATATTTTCAAACAATAGTGAATAAATATTTGCTCCAAAGAGTGGTTGAAAAGGTCTTTCTCCTTTTGTTGTCAACAAAAGATTTTTTAGATTAGATATTGCCTGCTTTTCGGTTGTATAACTTAACTTAAACATGGGGTTTCCACCCAAAGGCAACATTACACCAACAGCCTTATTCGGCTTTAAATCAATTGGTTCATATCTATATTGTAATCTCCGTGCCACTCATTACCTTTTCTTTTTATTATTCATCGCCTGCATTAACGCGGAATAATCTTTTGTAAGTGCATCTACAACTGCCGCACCCGCATCAGTTTTTGCTAAAGTTTGCATTGGTATTGCTCTACCCTCGGAATCTTGAACAACGGATTCTTCCATCATTCCCATTCCCTTCATAGAACCAAATGATTGTGCCATATCAGATGTAAAAGACCTTCCACTATTTATATCCCGCCACTCACCACTTTGATAGGTTTCATTAAGTATAGAAGATATTGGTGAACTATTACTAAATAGTTTTTTTTGAGTTTGTGGTTTCTTTGTTTCAAATAAATGGTCTACATCCAATGGGTCTTTTTCCATCAGTTTTGTAGATTGCTTTATTGGTTGTTGTTTTAGTTCTTTAATAATAGATTCTTTTAAAAACTTTTTTTCTTCAGCGAATTTTCTTTTAACCTCGCTTTCAACCAACATTTTAATAGCCTGAATTAGTTTTTTTGTATCCATAGTAATAAATATAATGTTTTGTAATAATTAATTCCATAATAATGGAGGACCTCCCGATACGGAGTATGTGCCTGTTCTGAACCAACCATCAATCGCAGTTGAAAACAATCCAATAAAAGATTCTTTAGATTGTGGTGATGATAATATTGATGTTATAAATGATGCTGCCGATGTTGGTGGTGGTATTGCAATAATTCCGGGATTTTGAACTGATATAATTGGTATTAATCCTAATTTGTATTTATCAAGTGCTATTGGTAAAACAACTTTTAATGGGTTAATATATGTTGCGGAATTTAAATCATATATAAATGTAGTATCCAATTGTTGTTTTAATAAACCCGCTACTACTGGATACATTGTGTTTACATATCGAGTTATAGCAACACCAATACTATCCCCCGCCCCTTTTGAATTACTATTCATAGAAAAGAGTTCTTCTTGAAGATAATTTACAGATAACGGCATTAAATGTTCTTTAATTTTTTTAATATATCAGCTAATTGTGGGTGTGGTCCGGTTGGACCTACTGAAGTTGGAAATGTACCATTTGCTAATATTTCTAAAGCTTCTACTATTAAATCAACCGATGTTTTTGTTTTAGTGGTTGAAAAAAATATATCTTTTTTTGCTGATACGATAACACTATCATTTCTACTATTAAATATTAATCTATCCGAATTGATAATAACTTGTGGGTTTGTATATTCGGATATATTACTTATTACAGATTTACTTGCCAATTTAGTAGCTACTTTTTGTTTTGATGTCATCCAAATAGATGAATCATCTTCACTTATACTTTCAACTACAAATTTATCGTATCCCTTTTTATTAGTATCATTTTGAGTATTTCTTATAATTGTAATTGGTGCATTTGATATTGTAGAACCCCAATTTGGATTTTTTTTAGCACCACTATTTTTTGGTGTATATCCAAAACGAATAGATTGACCAAACCTACCCTCAAAAATAATATCACCCGAAAATGGTTGTAGTTGAGATAAGTTTGTTATTTCTTCAAACCCATTACTAAATCCCTCTTTTTTAAAGATGTTATTTGTAATTGGTATCGGGTTATCATAAACGCCTGAATTAAAATTTATAAACCCTCGTTTGTTTGTTTTTGGTAATGG